AATCGCCTTAATAGTCATATATTTGAGGATTTAGAGATAAGCCCTACACAGATGAGGGCCATAGAGATACTACTTAAGAAAGTAGCGCCTGACTTAAAAGCTGTTGAAGTGACAGGTAATGAGGATAGTCCATTAGCCATTACGGCTATTGAGAGAGTTATTGTTGACCCATACAAACAATGAAGTTGAACATATCAACTCCACGCTGGGCTGTACCATTATTAGCGGACGCTCGTTATAAAGCTGTCCATGGTGGTCGAGGCTCAGGTAAGTCACACTTCTTTGGTGAGTATGTAGTAGAAAGACATATAGCCAATCCTAACGAGTCTACAGTCTGTGTCCGTGAGATACAGAAGTCATTAGGCCAATCAGTAAAGAGATTGATTGAGCAAAAGATTGAGAGCATGAACGCTGGTTGGTACTTTGACATCCAGGACGCTAAGATTAAATCTAAGTACGGTGATGGCATCATTATCTTTCAAGGTATGCAAAACCATACCGCTGACTCTATTAAGTCATTAGAAGGCTTTGACAGGGCATGGGTAGAAGAAGCCCAAACATTCAGCGCATACAGCTTAGAGCTATTGCGACCTACATTGCGTAAAGAGAATTCAGAGATTCTATTTAGTTGGAATCCTCGCTACAAGACTGACCCTGTGGATATGCTGTTTAGAAAGAATCCACCACCCAAATCAATTGTTATTCAAGCTAACTGGTACGACAACCCATGGTTCCCTAAAGTCCTAAAGGACGAGATGGAGTTTGATTTTGCTAATGACCCTGATAGAGCTGAGCATATATGGAACGGGTCATACGGTTCGTCACAAGGCGCAATCTTAGCTAGGTTTGTAAATCAAGCACAGAGAGAAGGTCGCATCAACAATGATGTGGTCTACGATGAGTTTGCACATCCTATTGAGATTAGTGCTGACTTAGGCTTTAGAGATACTGCAAGCTTCTGGTATTGGCAACGAGTCCCTGGTGGCTTTAAGTTGCTACAGTACGATGCCGATACAGGTCTAGATGCTGACGAGTGGATACCACGCATTAAAGAAAACATCTTGAAGTTTGGTAAGCTTGGCAAGATATGGCTACCTCACGATGCTAGGGCAAAGACATTCCAATCACGCCATACAACTATGGAGCGGTTTGTTGACTACTTTGGCCCTGACAAGGTAGCAGTAGTACCACAATCTAAAAAGCAAGACCAAATCAATGCTGCACGATTGGTTATTCAACGCTGTTCATTTAACGAAACACTTTGTGATGACGGGTTAGAAGGCTTAAGAGCTTGGGAATATGTATATGATGAAGTTAATAATGTATTTAGTAGGGAGCCAAATCATAATTGGGCTTCTCACCCTAGCGATGCTTTTGCTTACGGCTGTCAAGTTATGCAAGAGTTTGTGGAAGTTCCCAAGGTGGATGATAAACCAATTCGTGGCATCCATGTCGGACAGACAGATGTAACTCTAAATGAACTATGGGCTAAACAGCCTAATAAACAACCTAAAAGGATTTAACTATGAGCGGTATTGCTAATTATGTAGGTGGATATAAACGCATTTCAGCAACAGGCAATGTATCACCTATTGCCACTAAGCTATTGGGCGTGTTTGTAACATCATCATCATCAGGTACATTTACTATCTATGATTCAGCGACAACTACAACCTCAGCACAAATCACAGGCACAGTATCAGCTACTGCTGGCACATGGTACACAATACCTGCCGCAGCCGTAAATGGTTTGTATATTGTTGTAAGTGGCACATTAGACGCTACAGTAATTTACGCTTAAGGATTATTCATGGCTAAAGTTTCGCAAATAATGTCAGAGGTACAAACATACCTTGATATGTTTAGCCAATACGACAAGGAGTTTGCTAAGTGGGAAGGTCGTGTAGAGAAGATTCTCAAACGCTACCGTGATGACCGTACAACAACTACGGCTCAATCTCACTACAACATCTTGTGGGCTAATGTACAGACTCTGAAGGCTGCAACCTTTAGCCGTATGCCTAAACCCGATGTGTCACGCAGACACAAGGACAGTGACCCTGTTGCCCGTGTTGCGTCTATGTTGCTAGAGCGTGCCTTAGACTTTGAGATAAGCAATACAGAGGACTTCTACCACTCTCTTAACTCATGCGTCTATGACCGATTCCTAGGTGGTCGTGGCACATCATGGATACGCTACGAGCCTATCATTGAAACAGATGACACCTTTGTGTCTGAAGACGAGCTAGACAGTGACTCCGTATCTGAATACCTAGACATTGAGCAAACACCAGTAGACTATGTGCATTGGCGTGACTTCGGTCATAACTCTGCCAGGACATGGGATGAGGTATCTTGCGTATGGCGTAAAGTCTACATGACTCGCCAAATGCTTAAAGAGCGCTTCCCTGAAGACAAGTTTGATGACTTGTGGAAAAGAATACCGTTAGACGCTTCACCTGATGAGCCTCGCACTAAGATGACCGAAGGTGTTACTAAGCGTGGTCTAATCTACGAGGTATGGGACAAAGAAGAAAAGTGCGTCTATTGGATTAGTAAATCCATGGGCAAGATACTAGACAAGCGTGAAGACCCATTGCAGTTAGAGGAGTTTTTCCCATGTCCAGAGCCTATATTCTCTACATTGACCAATGAGTCACTTGTACCAGTTCCTGACTTCACTCTATACCAAGACCAAGCTAACGAGCTAGACACGCTATCAGACCGTATTAAGGGTCTAGTGGATGCCATGAAGGTTCGTGGCTTCTATGACGCAGCAAATGCTGACCTTGGCCGTCTATTCACAGAGGGTGACAACAATACACTTATCCCTGTTAAGAACTACGCTGCCTTTGCTGAAAAAGGTGGATTGGGTGGTGCTGTAGAGTTCGTTGACCTAACACCTATTGCTAACGCATTGAACATGGCTTACATGGCTATGGGTCAAGTTAAGCAACAAATCTACGACATTACAGGTATCTCTGACATTGTTCGTGGTGCAAGCAACGCTAACGAAACAGCTACTGCTCAACAAATCAAGGGCCAGTACGCTACATTGCGTCTTAAGACTTACCAAGACGAGGTTGCTCGTTTTGCCTCACAAATACTTAAGATTAAAGCACAGATTATCTGCCAACACTTCCAACCTGAAACCATTATGAAGATTGGTGGTGCTGAGTTGTTAAGTCAAACAGACCAACAGTTAGTGCCACAAGCTATTGAGTTGCTAAAAGACAGTCCTATGCGTACATTCCGCATTGAGATTGCTACTGACTCCATGCTTTACGCTGATGAAGCCCAAGAGAAGCAAGACCGTGTAGAATTCTTACAAGCTACAAGCTCGTTTATCGAGAAAGCTATACAAGGCGCTCAAGCTGTGCCTGAATTGACTCCATTGTTGATGGACTTGCTCAAGTTCGGTGTCCAAGGCTTCCGTGTTGGTCGTACGCTTGAGGGTGAGTTTGATACATTTGCTGATGCAGAGAAAGAAAAACAAATGCAAGCAGCTGCTAACCCACAACCACCAGCTCCAGACCCTGAAATGATTAAAGCCCAGGCTGAACAACAAAAAATGCAGATGGAAGCTCAACTAGAGCAAATGCGTATGCAGTTGGAAGGTCAGAAGCTAGAGTTTGAGAAATACAAAGCTGACTTAGATAACCAAACTAAGGTGGTTGTGGCTGAGATTAACGCTAAGACAGACTTACAGCTTAAGTCATTGGATATTAACGCTGGTAAAGAGCAAGAAGGTCTTACTGAAATCACTCCTGGTGGCATTGAGCAACCTACATCTGCGTTATCAGGCTTGGTTGAGGCTATTAACAACAACATGGCTACTATGGTGGCCGTACAAGCTCAACATAACACTGACCTATTGACGCAACAACAAATGGCTCATCAAAACTTAGTGCAACAATTAACTAAACCTAAGCAAGTGGTAAGAGGCGCAGACGGTAAAATAGTCGGGGTGGCATAATGGCATTAGTCCTAGCGGATAGAGTATTAGAAACGACTACTGTCGCTGGTACAGGGAACGCTGCATTAACTGGCGCTCAAGCAAACTATCAACCATTCTCCGTAATCGGCAATGGTTCTACTACCTACTACACGATTGTAGACAATACAAACAACGAGTGGGAAGTGGGTGTTGGTACTTATGTATCAGCAGGTAACTACATCTCTCGCGACACAGTATTGTCATCATCTAACGGTGGTGCATTGGTCTACTTTGGTAGCGGTGACAAGGATATATTCCTAGACCTACCATCAGAAGCTGTGTTATTGAGTGCTGGTGATGTAACTGGCCCTGCTAGTGCTGTAGCCAACAACTTTGCTGCGTTCAACATGACCACAGGCAAGCTAATCAAGGATAGTGGCTATAACGCTTCTAGCTTTGCTACTGCTGCTCAAGGTACATTGGCTGACACTGCTATACAACCAGGTGACTTAGGCACTGCTGCCTATTTAGACGCTGGCTCTGCTAACGGTGTAGCAACACTAGACGCTGGTGGTAAAGTGCCAACAAGTCAAATCCCACAGATGGGTGACTTAAACTACCAAGGCACATGGAACGCATCTACTAACACGCCTACATTGACTAGCTCTGCTGGCACTAAAGGCTTTTACTATGTCGTGTCAGTTGCTGGCTCTACTAACCTAAATGGCATTACCGATTGGAAAGTAGGCGATTGGGCTGTGTTTAACGGCTCTGTATGGGAAAAGATAGACAACACTGACGCTGTGACCTCTGTAAACGGTTTAACAGGCACTGTGGTGCTAACTACTACAGACATAGCAGAAGGCACTAACGAATACTTTACGACAGCCAAGGCTAGGGCATCAGTAAGCGCTGGCACAGGCATAAGCTACGATAGCGGCACAGGTGTAATTACTAACTCTGCGCCTGACCAAACTGTAGCTTTAACAGACGGTACGGCTATTGATGTAACTGGGACATATCCCAACTTTACCATTAACAACACAGCGCCTGACCAAGTAGTTGCTTTAACGGCTGGCACAGGCATAAGCACAAGCGGCACATACCCTAACTTTACAATCACAAACACATCTCCTTCATTAGGTGGTGATGTAGTAGGCCCTGCAAGTGCTACAGATAACGCTGTGGCTCGTTATAATTTGACCACAGGCAAGTTAATACAAAACTCAGGCGTTATTATTGATGACTCTAATAATGTAACTGGCGTAAACACTTTAACTGCAACAAATATAATTGTTAATGATGACACTACTTTGGGCGGTTCAAATGCTGATAGCCTAGCTGTTAATGCTCGTATTACTACTGATTTAGAGCCAGCAACTAACAATGCAAAAGACATAGGCACAAATGGTAGAAATTGGCGTGATGGTTTTTTTGGCAGAAACTTAGGCACGGTAAATCTAAGCGTAACAGGCACTACTAGCTTTGATGGGTCGCAAGGCACAAGTGGTCAAGTATTAACATCTGCTGGCACAGGCAATACTCCAACATGGACAACACCTACAACGGGTACAGTGACCAGCGTAACAGGCACAGCTCCTGTCGTGTCTAGTGGTGGTGCTACACCTGCTATCAGCATTAGCCAGGCTACTACAAGCACAGATGGCTACTTGTCTAGCACAGATTGGAATACCTTTAACGGTAAAGGATTAGGCACTGTAACTAGCGTAGGCGGTACAGGCACAGTCAATGGTATTACGCTAACAGGCACAGTCACTAGCTCAGGCAACCTAACACTAGGTGGCACACTAGGTGGCATTGGTAACAGTCAGCTAACTAACTCTGCTGTAACGGTAGGTACGACAGCAATCAGCTTAGGCAGTAGCTCTACTACACTAGCTGGCTTGACTTCAGTTACCTCAACTAACTTAACAGCAACGGCTGCGGTAACAGGTTCAGTAGTATCAGCAACAAATGGGTTAGTAATAAACAACATGACAATTGGTGCAAGCTATACCATCCCTTCAGGCTACTCAGCTAGTTCTGTGGGTGCAGTAACGATAGCAAGTGGTGTAACGGTAACCGTGCCTAGTGGCTCAAGATGGGTAGTTTTATAAAGGAAAAAATATGGCTTCAACGATAAATGCCTCAACTGCTGGTGTAGGTGGTGTAATTACCACAGCAGATAATACTGGTATCTTAAACATACAAAGCGGTGGCTCTACTAAGATTGCTGTTACATCATCAGGTGTAGCGGTAACTGGATTGAGCAAAGGTTCTTTGCCTACTGGGAGTGTGTTGCAAGTGGTTCAAACAGCAAATTCATCAATTTATAGTGGCTTTAATAGTACATCTTTTGTTGCTACAGCATTAACAGCAAGCATTACTCCTACATCGGCTACAAGTAAAATTCTAGTTACAGCTATGTTTAATGTATATGGGATAGGATATGCAGCCTATGCCACATTGTATAGAAACTCTACTAACTTAGCTGGCGCAAACGGAATGGCTTTATTAGGTTTTGGCGCTGTTTGGCAACCAGTTGCGATAAGTTATTTAGATTCCCCTGCAACAACTTCATCTACAGCATACACAGTATACCTTCGTACTAATAATGGAGCTACAGGGTATTTTGGTGGTGATGGCAATCAGACCGTTACAATTACTCTTATGGAGATAGCAGCATGATAATGAAATATGATGCAATTTTTGCACTATACCCTAATGTAACTGTTGTTACGAACGATGTTGCTTATGACAAAGATGAAAACATTGTTGACTACGACCTAGCATTAGTTCAAGCAGAACAAGAAGCAGAAGCCAAGCGTCAAGAGGCACTAGCCTACCTAGCATCAACAGATTTTATGATGACAGCAGACTACGACAAAGACACAACAGATGTTCGTGCATTAAGGGCTGAAGCTCGTAATGTAATAAGAGGAGTAATCTAAATGCCATTAGTCATCGCAGGTGCAACAAGCGGAAGTACGACAGTACAAGCCACAGACGCAGTCACGGCAACCATCACGTTACCAAGTGCTACCACAACATTAGTCGGTGCTACCACACCTAGCTTTACGACAACCATCGGTGTTGGCGCAGCTACGCCATCAGCTTCAGGCGCAGGCATCACATTCCCTGCTACGCAATCAGCCAGTACAAATGCTAATACGCTAGATGATTATGAGGAAGGTACTTGGACACCAGCAAGCCCCGATATAACTTATGCAACAGCCGTTGGTACATATACAAAAATTGGCAGAGTAGTTCAATGGCAAGCATATGTTATATTTCCAACAACTTCTAATACCGCTCATGCACGCATGACAGGTTTACCTTATGCTGTTCAAGATTCAGAAAATGCTAGGGCTGGGTCTGCAATTACTGCAAGTACCTATGGGTCAGCATTTTATTGTTTACCAGTCAATAGTGGGACTATTGTTTATTTTTATACTATTGCAACAGCTTCGCTATTAAACTCTAATCTTTCAGGAAAACAAGTATTTTGTGGCGGTACGTACATTTCATAACTACACCATATTAGTGTAGTCGGACACAAAGGAGAAACACAAATGGCATTAACAGAAACTAAAGTAATTGACCAAATCACAGTTACAGAGAACGGCACTATCCTCTACCGTGAGGCTACTCGTATTTTAAAAGATGGTGAGCAGATAGCACAAACCTATCACCGTTCTAGCCTAGCACCAGCGAGTGACTTAACAGACGTACCAGCTAACGTAGCAGCCATTGCTAACGCAGCTTGGACGAAAGATGTAGTAACAGCTTATCAAGCGTCATTGCCAGCATAATGGAAAAGATAATCGCTAAACTTAACGCTTTCTTAAGCCAATTCTGTATCGTGTGCAAAGTACCTTGCGACAAGCAAATGCACTTTATCTGTGGCTTTATCATAGCTGCCGTATTGACACCGTTTATTGGCTTCTACGCTGTTGTTGTCGTGGCTATCATTGCGCTACTTAAAGAGATATACGATGCACTACATTCTGACAAGCACACTGCTGACTTTTGGGATTGGGTAGCAACTACATTAGGTGGCTTAGTAGGATTTGTTACCGTTAGCTTATTAGGATAATTTATGTTTGGATTTAACGCATTTGCATCTACAGCGTTTAATTCACTATTAAAAGCAATTACGCCACCATCTCCTGATGTATGGGGTTCTAGGGGTGGCATAGGTAAAAAGAAGAAAGAACACATACGCAAGTCAGCTAGAGCTGAGATGCAAGACCATGTAAAAGAGTTGTTTGCAGAGCCAGTA